GAACAAGAAGAAATAGCTCAAGAAGATTATGTATCTCCTCGTTCTTTAGACAAAGCAATTAATAAAGTTAATAGATATGTATATGATTTAAATTTAAAGCGCGAAACTTTAAACTCTAGACATAAAAGAGATTTAGAATGTTTATTAAAGTATATCAATACTTATAGATTCGTGCATCAAATTAATTCTTATGATGGTAATGTAGATAGAGACCTTTTCGAAAGTTCTTTCGTTCGTTATACATATGATAAAAATGATCTTACAGAAGAAGAAGTAGATCAATATATTATATTAGCGTCAGAAGTAGTTATCGCTTCTAGCATACAAAGAAGAGTTGAGAAGTTACAAAGGTTGTTAGAAGGAGCGGCGGACAACGATGCGAGAATTTCGATGGGTTTAGTCGAATCTATAAATACGGCGCAACAAGAATATAATCAATGCGTCGGTCGTCAGCAAAAACTTGTTAATGATCTTAAAACAAAGCGTTCTGATAGATTGGGAAGTCAAATCAAACAAAATGCTAGTATTGTTAATCTTATTCAAGCTTGGAAAGAAGAAGAATCTAGAATAAAGATGATCAAATTGGCTGAAATACGCAAAGCGACTTTGGGAGAAGAGATATCTAAGCTAGAAGGCATGGACGAATTAAAGTGCCGTATATTAGGTATTTCTAAAGAGGAGATATTAAATGGTTAATTGCAAATTTTGTAATAAAGATTTTGATAACGATAAAAGTCTACATGCTCATTTAAAGTCTCATAAAATTTCAGTGGGTGATTATTATCAACATTATTTTCCTCGTAAAGACTTGTTAACTGATGAGCTTATTGAATTCAAGAATAAAGATCAATACTTTGATTCTGATTTTAACTCGAAAATAAACTTTAAAAAATGGGCGAAAACATCTGATCCTAAGATGGTCGGAGATTATTGCAAAGGGTTGCTGCAAAAACGTCAAGAAAAGAAGAAGTCTATATACCCATTCTCTCAAGTAGAGTTAAAGTCTTCTGGAATTCCTAGCATTAACTTTTTAGAGACCGTTATCGGTGATTATTATGATTACTGCGACAATAATGGTTTCGAAAAGAAGTTTTTAAATCCAAAAAATTTACTTTTAATTGATTCAGTAAAGGATGACTATTGCATTTATGTAGACACAAGAGAACAAAAGCCTTTAGAGTTTTCTAGATTAACTCAAGTAAAGAAGTTGAACTTCGGCGACTATTGTTTTGAGAATTTGGATGTATCAGGAAACACTTTTATCGAAAGAAAGTCGCTTAAAGACTTTATTGGAACTTTGGCCGGGGGATACGACAGATTTTGCCGAGAGATAGAAAGGGCCGCTGAGAGCAATAGTTCTGTTGTTGTGGTGGTTGAGAATGATTTGGCGACGTGTTTAAGATTCAATTATCTTCCGTATATTGCAAGAAACACAAAAGTCAATCCTGACTTTATCTTCCACAAAGTCCGGTCGTTAATGACATTGTACAAGAACGTGCAGTTTTTATTTGTAGATGGTAGAGAAGAATGCGTAAGAGTAATAGAGAAAATCTTTATCAATAAAGATATATCATTAAATTACGATCTTCAGCTATTATATGATATAGAGAAGTTATGATTTACTGCCCTGAAAAGTATAAAGGAACCTTTACTGATCTAAATCAAGAATATAAACTTCTTAAAGGAGAACTTGATGATAAAGAAGCTCGTATTACTCTCGCGAAGTTTCTAAGAAACAATATTGGCTTTACAACTGAGTTGTTGTCAGGAATAAAACTCGCTCCTTATCAAGAAATGATTCTCAAAGGAATGATGAATCGTAATTTTTGCTTGAATGTACTTGGTCGTGGTTGCGGCAAAAGCTTTTTAGGCAGCGTTTTTTGTTTTCTTCAATGTGTATTTGAGCCTAACACAAAAATATTAATTGCCGGTCCTACGTTTAGAACTGCGCGTTTTATTTTTAATTATTTAGAAAAGATCGTCGATTCAAAAGGCGGCGAACTTCTTCAACAAGCTTTTGGCGTGAAAGCTAAACGAAACGATCAATATGAATGGCAAATTAATGGAGGGTCCATTACAGCTATTCCTCTTAATGGAGAAAAGATTCGTGGTTTTCGCGCCAATATTCTTTTATTAGACGAGTATCTTCTATTGCCTGAAGATATTATTAAAAATGTATTGATGCCATTCCTTGTCGCTCCTCAAAACATGAAAGAGCGCATGGAGATAAGAGAAATTGAAGACAACTTGATTAAAGAAGGACATTTGACTGAGACAGAAAGAATGGTGTTTCCAAACACGTCGAAAATGATAGCTCTTTCTTCAGCTTCTTTTACATTTGAGAATTTATATAAAACTTACAAAGAGTGGAATGATAAGATTTATTCTAATGAAGATGGCGAAGCTAAATATTTTATAGCTCAAATGGGTTATGAAGCTTTGCCGAAACACATGATTGACAACACTGTTATTGAGGAAGCTCAAAATGGTGGTACTTCTCATAGTTCGTTTTTACGAGAGTATTGCGCTCAATTTACAGATGGTAGTGATGGATATTTCAGCGCAAAGAAGATGCATGAATGCACAATTCCAGATGGAGAAGCTCCGTACACGTTGATTAGAGGAAAATCTAATGTTAAATATATTTTAGGAATCGATCCTAGCTTTTCTAATAGCCCAAGTTCTGACTATTTTGCTATATCTGTTTTCGAATTAGACGAAGAACGTAAACAAGGAACATTGGTTCATGGATACGCTGTTGCTGGTGGCAACTTAAAGTCTCATATTAGTTATTTATACTATTTGATGAAGAGCTTCAATGTGATTATGATTTGTATCGATAATGCAGGATATCAATTTATTGATAGTGCAAAAGAAAGCGAATTGTTTAAAAAATCCAATATCAATTTAGAGTTTTTTGAATCTGATACTTGTCTTGAAGGAAACGAATATATATCTATGACTCGTAAGGCCGCAAGAGACTATAATGTGGAAAAAGGCGCGATTTGCTTTAAACAAAATTTTACGACAGACTTTCTTCGTAAAGCAAACAATTACTTGCAAGCTTGCATTGATCATAAAAAAGTTTGGTTCGCGTCTAGAACTTCTGCTAACAACGAAGCTTTTGATATACAAAGTTCTTGTCATGTTAATTTAGATAACGTCGGGCATGAATCTGTTTTAGATTTCATCGAATTCCAAGATAATATCATATATCAAACGAAAAAGCAATGCGCGTTAATAGAAGTGAGATCTTCTGCCAAAGGATCTCAGTCTTTTGACTTGCCTCAACATCTAAAAAGAGACATGTCTCCCAATAGAGCTAGAAAAGATAATTACACAACTTTAATGTTAGCAAATTGGGCTACAAAGTTTTATTTTGAACTTGAAGCTTCATCTAAAATTAAAGAAGTGTGTACTTTTTCGCCAAGAATGATATAAAAAGGTGTAATTAATAAAAATGCCGCAAAGTCTTATAGGTTTAAAGCAGATCAAATCTGGCGAAATTGGAAATTATATAACTGGAGCTTTAGGAGTGTCAAGCACTGGCTCAACAGTATATACTTCCAAGCCTTCTGTCTTTAATAACTCTCTTACGGTCAGCGGGGCGGCTGATTTAAAAGACACTTCTTACGCTAGAGAAGATTTTCAAATCGCTTCTGGATTGTTAGTGTCTGGAAATATAACAGGATTAGGAACTTTAAATATTACTGGCGTTGCTAGATTTGATGGAGACGTTTCTTTCGATAATCCAGTTATAATGGAAGATACTTTTATTGTATCTGGTGCTGCTGGATTTTCTGGAACTTCTAGATTTGATGCGGCGACTACATTTAATTCCACAACTACTTTTAATGATCCGATAGTCGTAACTGACACTTTAAGCGTCGGAGTTGTTAATACGGTTTTTAGCGGAAGCTTCCAGTCTTTGGGAGACGTGCGTCTTGGAACAAGCGCGGGCGGAACTACAAATACATATCTAATTGGAAATAATATCTTTTCTGGAAATGCTAATTTTTCTGGAAGTAATTATCATGGAGGATCAAATTACTTTTCAGGAATAACAAATTTCAATAGCGGAGTGTCATTTAATAGTGGAAACATTATCTTTAGCGGAACTGGTCAAGCTTTCGCTACAAAAACAACTTTTTCAGGAGATGTTTCTTTGTTAGGAAATACAACTGGATCATCAGTTGTAATAACTTCTTCTTTAGGGGTTTCAAGTAACGCCGTACTAACTAATAGCGGTCAATCATTTTTTTATAATGATATTGTCGTATCTGGAAATGGCAATGATTTAATACTCAGAGGAAATTCGCTGCAATTATCAGATTCTGACATAATTCAATTAAGCGGCGTTTCAGATTATAATGAATCTTATATTAATTTAAACAGCGGCTCATTTTTAGAAATCAAGAGCGGATCAAAAGAAACTTTATATAAAGATTCTAATTTTACCGTTAAGAGTGGCGCAAAATTTAATATAGAAACAGGATTTTATACTCAAGCTTTTGGGTCTATTCCCGGTACAGGCTCTGTTCCAAGTGGGCAATTGTACGTTCAGCAGTTAACTATAAACAGTGTAACATATAATGTTCTCGCCATCAGATAAAATGAAATCAAAACTTAAATCTCAAGAAATAGAGCCTTTGATGGTTTCGACAGCTTCTTCTAACACAAGCATGAGAAGAAACAAGGCTGGATCTATAGAAAGAACAGACAAGTTTAAAAATATTGATGACGGATTGATGCCGTTTAAATATACTCGTACTAATTTCGCGGACAGAAGTACAATTGACATTAAAGATGCTACTATTTTATGTCAAAAAGCTTATTATAATTTTGCTCAATTTAGAAACGTTATTGATTTGATGACGGAATTTTCTGTTAGCAATTTATATTTCCAAGGAGGAACAAAAAAAGCGCGAGATTTCTTTCAAGCATTATTTAATAAAATTAATCTTTGGAGTTTTCAAGATAGATTTTTTAGAGAATATTACCGTTCAGGAAATGTATTTATTTATCGCTTC